TGCACCCTTTCATTGTGTGTATGGCGATGAGGCACATTTGTTCAAAGCCAAAAGTCTGAGTGGCATTATGCAAAAATGCACCAATGCACACTATAGATTTGGTACCACAGGTACACTGGACGGAACCAAGACACACAAGCTAGTTCTTGAAGGCCTGTTCAATCCAGTATACAAGGTAACATCCACTGCCAAGCTCATGGCCAGCAAGCAATTGGCCAACCTAAAGATATATAACGTAGTCTTAGAGTACCCTGAAACAGTAAGGAAAGCTTGTAAGCAATATAATCAAGGCAAGGGTCTGACCTACCAGCAGGAAATGGACTTTCTGGTAAACTACAACAAAAGAAATATATTCATCAGAAACCTGGCCCTGGACCAAAAGGAAAATACTCTGGTCCTGTTTCAGTTCGTAGAGAAACATGGCAAGGGTTTGTATGACCTCATTCAGAGCAAGGCTCCCAACCGTTCGGTATTTTTGGTCTATGGTGGAACCGATACCGAGCAACGAGAGCACATTCGCCAATTGACAGAGCAGGAAACAGATGCCATAATAGTGGCAAGTTACGGAACTTTCAGTACAGGTATCAATATTCGAAACCTGCACAATATAATTTTTGCCAGCCCAAGCAAAAGTCGAATTCGAAATCTTCAGAGCATAGGCCGTGCCCTGAGAACCAGTGAGACCAAAGACAGTGCAAAATTATATGACATTTCCGATGACCTAAGCTGGAAGTCACATAAAAACTATACTTTATTGCATATGATTGAACGCATCAAGATATACAACGAAGAACAGTTCAACTATTCAATGGTAAAGGTACAAATAGATGAGTAATCTCAACTGCAAGTATGTCAAACTTAGCAATGGAGAAAACATAATCTGTATGACGGATGACAATCTAGAGGATCTGAATAAGAACAGACAGGTACTGATTGTCGACCCCATGGCTGTGATTGCAGTTCGTATGCAACGTCTGGGAAAACTTGTTGAAAGTTATATCCTAAATCCTTGGATGCCTTTGAGCGAAACCAAGATCATGGAACTAAACGTAAGCTGCATTATCAGTGCAGTTGACGCCAAGCCCAGTTTTAGAGAACAGTATGAAGATTTCGTAAGCCAACTAGGCAAAGAAACTAATACAGATGTACCCCTTGAAGAATTTGACATTGAAGAAGACCTGGCCCTGGCACAGGAACTGATACGTCATATAGGTGGGACCGATATACATGAGGAATTAGAAGATGGCGAAGATTTTGACGACCTCTGGGGAGGAACCGCAACCCCAGGCCGCACCCTCCACTAAGAAAGCTGGAGCACATTACGTAGACAATAAAAAGTTCTACGAAGAGCTAAAGAAGTATCGTGAGAGTGTTGACCTAGCCGTAGCACAGGGTCAGGAGAAACCACAGATTAGCAATTATCTGGGTGACTGTTTTATCAAGATTGCCACGCACCTGAGCTACAAGGCAAACTTCATAAATTATACTTTCAAAGACGATATGATATCGGACGGCATAGAAAATTGTCTGGCCGCAGCCGATAAATTTGATCCAACCAAAAGCACCAATCCCTTTGCCTATTACACGCAGATCGTTTATTTTGCGTTCATTCGGCGTATTCAAAAGGAAAAGAAACAGCAGGCTACCAAATACAAGATCATTGAAAACATGGATCTGGATGATATCCTGACCAGTGAAGATGACCTAAACGAATTCAGTAACCAATTCCTGGACTACATGAAAAAGAAATTGGATCAGATCGATATCGATAAACGAACCATTTCCAAGAAACCGAAACCAAATGTACTTGCCGAAGAAGAAGATAATTTACTTGACAACGACAACTAAATATCATACAATCAGATCATTTATCAAAGGCATGGTATGGCAAAACTAAAGATATCAGAATTATTTTATAGCGTACAGGGTGAAGGCCGTTACATGGGAGTACCCAGCGTATTTCTTCGTACTTTCGGTTGTAATTTTACCTGTGATGGTTTCGGTATGCCCCGAGGAGAAAAATCAGATGAGCGCAATGTTATCGCAATCCAAGCAGATAATTATAAGAATTACCGAGATCTTCCTCTCGTACATACTGGCTGTGACAGTTACGCTTCTTGGGACGTTAGGTTTAAGCATCTTTCTCCTGTTCTTGATCATGTTTCTATTGTTGACTCCATTATGGGTATGCTTCCTCATGGTCAGTGGAAAGATGAGCATCTTGTCATTACAGGAGGTGAACCACTACTTGGTTGGCAGCGGTCCTACCCCGAACTTCTTCAAGAAAGCCGAATGATTGCTCTGAAAGAGCTGACATTCGAAACCAATGGCTCACAGGAGCTTACCAAAGATTTTTCAAGCTATCTAAAGACACACTGGCGCAAAGGCTGGGATCGTCTAACATTCAGTGTTAGTCCCAAGCTCGGCATCAGTGGTGAAAAATGGTCCGAGGCAATTCGTCCAGACATCATTGCTAATTATGAAGAACATGGTTATGTTTATTTGAAATTTGTGGTTGCCACCAAGGAAGATTTAGATGAAGCCAAGCAAGCAGTCAGCGAATATCGTGCAGGCGGGTTCCAAGGTCCTGTTTATCTCATGCCTTGCGGCGGCACTGACAGGCTGTATTTCCTCAACAACAGGGCCGTTGCTGAGCTTGCAATGTCGGAAGGGTACAGATACAGCGATCGATTGCAAGTACCACTTTTCAAGAACGCCTGGGGTACCTGATTATGCTCAGTCCAACGAGATAGTAGAAGCTCGTCCCTGGCGCAAATAATATAAATACTCATGCCACACAACGGTGGCAACTTCAACTATCAAGTCCGCGTAAGGAAGGATTCATATGTCGTATAACAAGACAAAAACTGACCCTGAACTGGGTCAACGAGTTCACGAACATCTGGTAAAGATGGGTGTAGAAACTCCAGTAACAAAATCAAGACATGACCGCAAAACTCAAATCGAATTGATTGAGCAGAATTTTACTGCCATCATGAATGTTCTGGGTCTTGATCTAAATGATGATAGCCTCATGGAAACACCAAAGCGTGTAGCCAAGATGTATGTGAATGAAATCTTCTGGGGTCTGGACTATGAGGCATTTCCTAAATGCACCACAGTCGACAACAAGATGAAGTATGATGAAATGGTTGTAGAGAAGAACGTAATTGTGCAAAGCAATTGCGAGCATCACTTCGTCATCATTGACGGTGTTGCTACCGTGGCCTACATTCCCAACAAGAAAGTATTGGGACTGAGTAAAATCAATCGCATTGTTGAATATTTCAGCAAACGTCCGCAAATTCAGGAACGTTTGACCGAGCAAGTATACTATGCTCTACAATACATTCTAGACACTGACAATGTAGCCGTTGTGGTAGATGCCCAGCACTACTGTGTCAAGAGCCGTGGTGTTGAAGATACAGGTAGTCATACCATAACCAGCAAACTCGGCGGTCGTTTCCGTGACGATCCAGCCACACGCGCAGAGTTCATGTCTATCGCCAACAGGTAGTAATTATCATGATCATGGTAGATATTGAAACTCTGGGAGTCAGACCAGACAGTTGCATACTTAGCATCGGAGCAGTTCGGTTTTCTGAGACCGAAATTCTGGATCGTTTCTATGTAAACGTTGATGCCAAAACCTGCAAGGCTGTTGGTCTGACCATAGACCCAGATACTGTTGCCTGGTGGGAAAAACAACCAAAAGCAGTACGTGATAGTCTGCTTGTTGATAAAAAGCCATTGACAGAAGCTCTCAGATCCTTTAGAATGTGGATTGGATCTGAGAAGCCACCTATCTGGGCCAATGGTCCAGATTTTGATCTGGTAATTCTCAGCACGGCCTTTGATCGCATTGGCCAAAAACCTCCCTGGTCTTTCAGACAATATCGCTGTTACCGAACACTGACGAAAATGGTAGACGTCCCCAGACCCGAAGTCACAGGTCTGAATCACAATGCCCTGGACGATGCCGAACTACAGGCCAGACACCTAATACAAATACTGGGAAGTTGATATGTTTGAATATGTAGGAAGTGGTACAAGTTATTTCAAACTCATGTATCAGGAAAGCTACAGACCTGATAACCTTGATGTGTTTGCTCGTACCTATGGTGCCCTGAATGGCACACACAATCACAAAGTAAGTCTGCTATACAATGCGTTCACTGAACGTCGCACAGGTCCACGCATCAAAGAAAACTATGCCAAATATCTGCATAGCATTCATGCTGACTCTGGTGGATTGCAGATCATTACCCTGGGCAAGCAAATCACTCCCGAGCTCCAAGAAGAAATCTATGCTAACCAGGCACTGAATTCAGACATTGCCATGTGCTTTGATATGATTCCTGTGCGTGTTCTCAGTGATAGATCGGAACGTCTGGACCTGGAAAATCGAAGATTTGATCCTGCGATGCTTGAAGCCTGTGCTCGTGAGACTGGCAAAAATCTAAGACGCCAGATTGACCATTTTGATGAGAAAAAGAGTCAGGCTCGTCCCATGCTGATTACTCAGGGCAATTGCTATGACACCTACATGAAATGGGTTGAATATGTTGTGGCTGAACTTAGCGATTATCATGTAAGTCGCATTGGCGGTATCGCCATGGGAGCTGCGGCTCTGGGCAAAGGCCCCTTGGAGGATATCAAGCGAGCATTTTACTTCACACAGTTACCCATCAACCTAGAAAGCAAGCATCTGCACCTATTGGGTGTTGGTAGTGTATATCGCATGATACCCAACATAGTGTTCATACAAAATGGCCTCTATGAAGGTGTACAACTAAGCTATGACAGTACCACTCATACCAGCGGAGTTACTCAGGGCCGCTATTACATTTCGGGCAACAAGGTTCTGAATGGAAAGTATCGTCATAATGATTATCAGATGACGTTCAACAGAGTCTTTGATGATAACTATAGGATCATCTGGGAAGATATCACAGAAATGTACCCATTCATGAATCGCTATAGTCTGGAAACCTTCTATGAAGTCCTGCAAATCAGTGCTCGTGACTATGAAGAAAAGCATGGAAATATTGACCCCAGCATCCAGATCTATATTGCCTATGTAGCTGCCTGTATCAATAATTTTATCAAGCATGTAGAGCGCGTATCTGAGAGCAAGCAAAACCTCATTGATTTTGCCAAGGGCTCAGATAAGAATGCCTTTTCATTCTTATACGATATCAAAACAACCGCAGACTTTGACAATTGGTTACGACACATTGGACCAACCATTGAATCTGAACCTGTCAAGGTTATGTCATCACAATTCAATCTAGAGGAGTTATTTGCATGAACCTGCAACGTATGATTGAGGTTAGTTTCACCAAAGAGGGTATTCACAAGTACCCTGGTGCAGACACTGACCCTAAACTAGCAACAGGTGACTGGGATGATGTCAGTTTCCTGGGATTCCCGCATCGTCATATATTTCATTTCTATGCTAAACTAGAAGTATTTCATAATGATCGAGAAGTTGAATTCATTCAGTTCAAACGCTGGCTCGAGCGTCTTTTTGATCAGGGAGTCATGCAGGCTGATTACAAGAGTTGCGAGATGATGGCCGAGACCATGATTGAGACCATTCATAAGCAATATCCTGGACGAAATATCGAAGTCCGTGTCTATGAGGATGACGAAAATGGAGCTATTCTGGTCTTTGATCGTAACCAGGCTCTGAAAATTTACTAAGGAGTTATCATGAAAGTAGCCATTGTTTCTGGAGGGTTTGATCCTGTACATAGCGGTCATCTTCAGGCATTTGAAAGTGCCAAGCGTATGGCTGATAAACTTATTGTTGCCCTGAACAGTGATGCCTGGCTGACTCGTAAAAAGGGTCAGCCCTTTATGCCTGCTTCTGAACGCATGGCTCTGATCTCAAATCTGAAAATGGTTGATCATGCCATACTGTTTGACGACAACGATGGCTCGGCCAGAAAAGCCATTGAGATGAGTCGTGCCATGTATCCTGAAGCCAAGCTATTGTTTTGCAATGGTGGAGACCGTACCAAGGATAATATCCCCGAGATGTCTGTACAGGATGATAATCTGGACTTCATTTTTGGTGTTGGTGGTAGCAACAAAGCCAATAGCAGTAGCTGGCTTCTGAACGAATGGAAAAGTCCCAAGACCATGCGTCCCTGGGGATACTACAGAGTACTGCACGAAGTACCAGGAACCAAGGTCAAGGAGCTCATTGTCGAACCTGGACAGCGTCTGAGTATACAGCGACATTTTCTCAGATCCGAAATCTGGTGTGTTTCCGAAGGTGAGGGTGCTGTGATTCGAAGCAGTAATGAAGAATTTGGTAATGGTATGATGATAAGCATCAAAAAGCATGATGTCATAAACATCGGACGTAGAGAATGGCATCAATTAGTAAATAATGGTAATCGACCTTTGCACCTAGTTGAGATACAATATGGGGACTTGTGCGAAGAAGCCGACATTGAGAGGAAAGAAAAGTGATATACATTGTACCTATTGAGCCTATTGATCAAAGGTATACCCTGCAATGGTATTCTAATATCCCTCGAGTTCTTACAGAACGTGGAATTGAAAACCATACCATTGCAGGCGATGAGACTATTCCATCAGGCACCACTACAGGTGCCTTTCTGGATTTTGGCGCCACTAACACCTACAAGGCAAGCCAGGTACAGCGTATCAGTAAAATGTTCAGCGATGGCTATATCAAAGCAGGCGACAAATTTCTGGTAACAGATGCCTGGAATTTTGCTATAACTGCTATCAGATACATGAGCGATTTGCTGGACATTCCCGTAGAGATACATGGCATCTGGCATGCTGGCGCCTATGACCCCAGCGATATTCTGGGACTGAAGATGAGCAAGCCCTGGCCCTGGGATCAGGAGCGTGCCTGGTTCTATGCCTGCGATTACAATTATTTTGCTACTGAATTTCACAGACAGATGTTCCTGAGAAATCTCAGAATCAATCCCGATTTCACCAAGAAGGCTGTGGTAAGTGGACAGCCACATGAGTCCCTGGTTGATCTTATTGGCAAGACACCAAAGTCAGGCAAGATCAAGAGCGTTGTCTGGCCACACCGATACAATGCAGACAAGCAACCTGAGATTGCCGAAGACCTGGCCAGTACCTATGGTGAGGAAGTACCCTGGACCATTACACAGAAAACCAAGCCCAGCAAAGCCGAATACTATAAATTATTGAGCAAGCAGCAGGTTATCTTTAGCTGTAGCCTGCATGAGAATCTGGGCATTAGTATCATGGAAGCAGTACTGCTAGATTGCATACCCGTGTTACCTGATCGTTGCAGTTACAGCGAAATGTATCTACCTGAGTTTCGTTATCCAACCTATTGGACGTCTAGCTATGCTAACTACGAAAAGCATAAGTATGACCTGATCCATTGGATCAATGATCGTCTTATGTTCCCGAAAAATTATGCTGAGGCCCTGGCCGAGCAGAAAGAGATCCTGCATAAGCAATACCTGAATGCAGATGTCATGTACAATCTACTCAAATCATAAATATACGAGGAATATCGTGTCAAACCCAGTTGTAAACTATAAATTTACCAGCACCAAGGAATACCACGACGCCTTTCCTTGTGCTTACAGACAATGGCGTGCTGATAGTCACTGTAATCTCATACATGGTTACAGCTTCAGCATGAAATTCTTCTTTGGTACCAATGACCTTGACGTTCGTAACTGGGCCGCAGACTATGGCGGTCTCAAAGAGCTCAAGGGCATCCTCGAAGACCAATTTGATCACACCTTACTTGTAGCCGAAGATGATCCTGAACTTGAAACCTTCAAGTTACTGCAGGAAAGAAAAATGGCTAAACTTACAATTCTCCCCAGACTAGGTTGTGAAGGTCTGGCTGATATGCTGTATAAGTTTGTGAACGGAGTCTACATTCCCGATTACTGGGGACTAGGCGAGCACAATCGTCTATGGTGCTATCGTGTAGAGGTTCGTGAGACACAGGCTAACATGGCCTTTAGAGAAGGACATAGGGAATGGAATGAGGACCTGCTATGACCAATGTTTTTGAAGACCAATGGAAATTCATGGACGCCTGCGACCAAACCGTCTCGGGCAATAATCCAGAACAGTTCAAACTTTATGTCAACCTCATTGACGAAGAATTATCTGAACTCAAGTCTGCGATTGCAGACAACAATCGCGTTGAACAATTAGATGCTCTGATCGATCTTGTTGTGGTGACAGTTGGAGCAATCCATAGCATGGGCGCACATGGTGAAGGTGCCTGGAATGAAGTTATGAGAACTAACTTTGCTAAAATCGACCCTGTTACTGGTAAAGTACGAAAAAGAAACGATGGCAAAGTACTAAAGCCCGCAGGGTGGGAACCACCAGATCTAACTCCATACATCGAGGAAGATCTAACCTAACGGAGCTTATATGCAACCCTGGGATAGACTGGACACCAAAGAATATTGGGCATACCAAGAATTTCTAGTCGAAGAATTACTAAATCATAAGAAAAAGACACTGCAGTTTTGTGATGATAACAACATTGAGAATCCAACAACTGTCATAGCCTGTCTGCTCATGAGTGCAGCCTGGGTGTACGCACAATACGGAGAAAAATTTACAGTTGGATTGACCGAAGATTATCTAGGGGTAAAGAGAAAACCAGGAGAGCAGGTCAAGGAAAGGCCTGCAGACTTTGAGATTACAATTTCAAAGACATTGGCGAAACATAGTCATACTGAAATGTTAGTTGCTGTTTGGGAGGCTTGTACATCATGAAAATGGTCATTGTTGGCTCTGGTATAGTAGGAGTAACGACAGCATATTACGCAGCCAAAGCGGGTTTTGATGTCATAGTAGTTGATGCCAATACTCTGGCACATAAGTGTAGTTATGCAAATGGTGGTCAGATTAGTGTATGTAACAGTCAGGTTTGGAACACCTGGGGCAATGTCTGGAAAGGCCTGCGATGGCTAGGCAAAGAAAATGCTCCTTTGCTTATTCGTCCTGATTATGATCCAGAAAGATTTCGCTGGCTCATGAAGTTCATGGGTGAAGTATTAGTATTACGTGAAAAAGAAAACACCTATAAGACCATAGAGCTTGGTCTGGAAGCTCGTGCCCTGTATCGTGAGATCTTCTGGGATGTTGATGGACTGGCCAGGTTCAGCGACCACGCCACAAATGGTATCCTACACATCTATACTGAGATGAAAGATTACCAGAATGCTCTAAAAAAGCAAAAAGAATTTCACGACCTTGGACTAAGCTGGGTTGACGTACCAGCAAGTCAGTTACTAAAACTTGAACCCAGACTGATTGGGTTTTCCAATCTGGTTGGTGGTGTATTTACACATAATGATTCTACTATAGACACTCATAGATTTTGCATACACCTTATGAGTTGGTTGGAGACTGTTCATGGTGTAAGTTTTGTTCATGGACGTCATATAGAAAATCAGGAAGATTTGTATAGCTTTGGAGCAGACCGCTATGTTATTTGCGCTGGCACTGAACTACAACGCATAGGTTCTTGGTTTGGGCAGGAACTAAATATCTACCCTGTCAAGGGATACAGCCTAACCATTAGAACAGACCCCAACAACATTCCAGACATCAGTCTCTTGGACGAACATGCCAAGATTGTTTGCAGTAAGCTAGGAGATCGTTTACGTGTTGCAGGTACTGCAGAGTTTGCGGGTCATGATGAGACTATAAATCCTGCACGCATGGCACCACTCTATAACTGGGTTGAAAGTCATTTTCCTGGTGTAAGAACAACCAACGCTGAAGCCTGGGCCTGCCTCAGACCCATGCGTCCTGATATGTTGCCCATCTGGGGCAAATTCAAATATTCAGATAATGTTTATTTCAATGGTGGTCATGGGCATTTAGGATTGACTCTGGCACCAGCTACAGCCAATAAGGTGATCAAACAAATATGCAATTCGCTCTAATCACAGATACGCATTTCGGAGCCAGATCAGATAACCAAGCATTTGATGAGTATTTTAGAAAGTTCTATACCGAGACTTTCTTTCCTGAACTTCGTGCCCGCAAAATCAAACATATCATTCATCTTGGCGACATCTTTGACCGCAGAAAATACATAAACTTCAATACCCTGAAAAATTGCAGGGAATACTTCTTTGACGTCCTGAAGCAAGAAGACATAACCATGGATTTGCTGGTTGGCAACCATGACACCTTCTTCAAGAACACCAATGACGTAAATAGTCCAGCTCTACTACTCAATGACTATGACAACATCACAGTCATTGATACGCCCAGAACCATACATCTGGGCCTGGGTGTCAAGGTACTAATGATGCCCTGGATCTGCACTGATAACTATAAGCAGTGCATGGACATGCTGGAAAACACTGATGCCAAACGAGTGTTTGGACACTTTGAAATCAGTGGCTTTACCATGTACCGTGGTCATGAATCCGACACTGGTTTTGATCCGAAAATATTTCAGAGATTTGACCAGGTGCTGAGTGGACACTTTCATCACAGAAGCACTCAGGGTAACATTACCTATGTTGGAAATGCCTATGAGATGACCTGGAGCGACTTTGACGATCCACGTGGGTTTAGCATCTATGACGTAAAGACTGGTAACATGGAATTCATTCAAAATCCAAATTGCATGTTTCACAGAATTGTCTATGACGATAGAAACACCGAAGCCCAGTCCATGTCAGTTCAGAATCTGCGTGAGCGCATGATAAAACTTGTGGTAGCAAACAAGACAGATTTTTCCTTGTTCGATGCCTTTGTGGATCGACTCTATGCAATCAATCCATTAGAATTGAAAATCATCGAAGATTTTTCCGAGTTTGAAAGCGAAGCCCTTGATGAAGAAAATCTAAATTTAGAAGATACCATGACTCTTTTGGCTGAATATGTCGATGGGTTAGAAACCGATGCCAACAAAGATCGTCTCAAGAATTTACTAAAGACGCTCTATGTCGAGGCTCAGGATTATGAAGGCACATGATAAAATTTCGAACTGTTAGATGGAAAAACTTTCTTAGCACAGGCAATACATTTACCGAGATTAGATTAGACAAGAGCTATAGCACTCTAATTGTTGGTGAAAACGGAGCAGGCAAAAGTACCATACTTGACGCTATCTGCTTTGCCCTGTTCGGAAAGCCCTTTCGCAACATCAATAAACCCCAGCTGGTAAACTCAATCAATTCCAAGAATACTCTGGTTGAATTGCAGTTTGACGTTGGGCGTAAAAGCTATGTTATTCGTCGTGGTATCAAACCTGCAATATTTGAAATCATGTGCGATGATTCCTTGCTGAATCAGGATAGTGCCAGCCGCGACTACCAGAAAATTCTGGAAGAGCAGATCCTGAAGCTGAACTACAAGTCCTTTACTCAGATTGTTATTCTGGGCAGTGCCAGCTTTACGCCGTTCATGCAGTTGCCACCCAGTCATCGTCGTGAAATCATCGAAGATATCCTGGACATTCAGATCTTCACAGTCATGAACACTGTGCTAAAAGACAAGATTAGTTCAATCAAGGACCAGCTAAAAAATCTGGAGAACCAGATTGAGCTGGGAAAGCAACGAGCTCGTATACAGCAGGAATACATCAAGAAGCTCGAGGACGACAATCAAAAGCGCAGTGCCGAAGCCGAACTTCGCATGACTGATCTCAAGGGTAACATCGCAGGCCTGCAGTCCACAGTAACCAATCTAAGCAATGAATTCAGCTCCCTGAACGACAGTGTAGCCGATTCAGATGACATGGTTGACAGAAAGTCTGAATTCAATCGACTTCTCAAAGAGCTCATGGCTAGAATACGCAAAGCTCAGGACGAAATTGTATTCTACCAGGAGCATGACAACTGCCCAACCTGCGCTCAGTCATTGCCTCCAGATCTCAAAGAAACAACCATACATAAACATACACATCGTATCGAAGAAGTTGAAACAGCCATTATAACCTTGCGTGATAAAATTGATGCCATAGATCAAAGATTAGAACAGATCAGCGAAATCAAATCACGCATGGCAGACATACAGTCTGAGATTGTACTTACCAATAGCGAGATCATTGCCAGTCAGAACTTTCTGAACAAGATTCAGCAAGATACAGCCAATGATGAAGATAGTCTAAAAGTAATGACACAGGAAAAGGCCAAGCTCAAGGACATTGCCAAAGAAGTTGTTGCACTCAATGAGACCAGAACAGGAATAAACGAGGATCGTTACTACCACGAAGCCGCTGCAGCCTTGCTCAAGGATACTGGTATCAAGACCAAGATTATCAGACAGTATTTGCCAGTCATCAACAAGCTAGTAAATAAGTATCTAGCAGCCATGGATTTCTTTGTGAGCTTCGAATTGGACGAAACTTTCAAGGAAGTGATTCGTAGTCGACATCGAGATGATTTTAGTTATGCCAGTTTCAGTGAAGGTGAGAAGCAAAGAATTGACCTGGCTCTGTTGTTCACCTGGCGTACCATTGCCAAGATGAAGAACAGCGCAGCAACTAATTTGCTTATACTAGATGAAGTGTTTGACAGTAGTCTGGACAACAATGGAACAGATTATGTCATGAATCTAATAAACACTCTGGGCGAAGAAACCAATGTGTTTGTTATCAGCCACAAGGGGGATCAGCTATTTGATAAGTTCCGTAGCGTGATCCGATTTGAAAAATATCAAAACTATAGCCAGATAAAACTATCATGATATTAGTACGTC